TAGCGCCAACTGTTTTTACTGAACCGTTCTGCGGGATGGCAGTCGAAGCAATGCTGTGCGGCACTCCAGTAGTTGCTGTGGACTATGGCGCAATGACGGAAACCGTGCAGCCAGGCATGGGCTTTCGATGCCACACGCTGCAAGATTGGCTGGATGGCGTTCACGCGGTAGACGATCTTGACAGAAAGTTCATTGCTGATGTCGCCAGGTCGAAATACGGTCTCGAAGCATGTGGAGCGCAATATGACAAGATATTCAGGCAGCTAAATGATCTTTATCGCAAGGGTTGGTATGAAGTTACTTACTTCAATTACGCAGAGATCGAAATAGAAGAATTGCCATTTGCCGCGCGACTCGCCCAATGGATTTTTGATGAACTTTCGCCCGACAAAGTTTTAGACATTGGCTGTGGGCCTGGGATGCACGTAAAAGCAATGCGCGAACTTGGAATAAACGCCATTGGCTATGACATCAATCCGGGAATCAAATACAATGAATTCGTTCAGCAAAAATCAGTCTTTGATGTAAAAGAAAAGGCTGATCTAGCAATTTGCCTAGAAGTGGCGGAGCATCTTCCGGAAGAGGAAGCCGCAAACTTTGTAAAAGCAGTTGCAGATTGTGTCGGGAAAAATGGGGTCTTAATTTGGTCTGCAGCACATCCAGGCCAAGGCGGAATTGGACATATTAATTGCCAGCCAAAAGAATACTGGCAAAAGCTTTTTGAAGAAAATGGATTTATTCGCGATGAAGAACTTGAATCAAAAATGCTTGAGTACATTGCGAGCGGCTATCACATGTTGTGGTTCGTTCAAAATGCCATGATATTTAAGTATTAAGAGAAATTAAACATGCCGCATTCGGCTAGCTTGTTTTGATGTGGCAGCAAATCTATGCCAGCTCAAGACGATGTTTCACACGGGGATATTTATCATAAGCTTGGCAGCCTTGAAGGCAAGCTTGAAACCGTATTAATCCAATTAGGAGAAAAGCGAAGCGATCTTTCAATTATTTTTTCTCGCATTAGAGAAATAGAAGGGCGCGTAGCAATGGGAATTGGCATTGCGATTGCCTTTAGTTTTGCTATGCCATTTTTAATTCAAGCCATGAGTCCACGACTACACTTTGAGCACCCTGCGCAAGAGAGGGCGCAATAATGCCTACTTGGCTCTGGCGCTCGGTTGTATCCATTGCCGCATTGATTTCATTGATGTCAATCCTGCAATGGGCGTCTTGCAGATTTTATGTCTTGCCAACAATTTGGCCATGGTATGCGCGATATATCGGCACTGACCAAGGAGGAAAGATTGACTTTACGCCAATTGGCTGCACAGACGTTGACGCCAAAGCAGTAGCAACGATGATGGCAGTTCTTACGACACTTATCAGCCTTAGCAGAAGAGCGGACTGATGATGCATATTTTATTCACAGTCCTCGCCAAGATTTTTCTGGAAATGGCGATTAGCAAAACATTAAAGAAAGCTCTGCCAAACATATTTAAGGAGATTGATAGCGAGGTGCCGAAGTTAATAATTAACAATGCTCCAAAAGAAATTGTTTCATACAAGATTTCTCAGGCAATTGCGAAAAATATGAATGGCAATGTCTCAAAAGATGTTTTAGATATTGTAACGATGCTGTACGATCCGGCTAAGGTTGGTAGAGCCGAATAAGTCATGTGAGCGATTTTCTTACTGCTGCTCGCTGGACCGACAAGAAATATCCAGAACCACATCAAATTGCCGCATGGAACTGGGCGTGGTCCCTGCTAACAAAAGATCAGCAAAAAGAATTTCTTGACTTATTTCGCTCTGCGCCTTCTGTATCGCAACCACTTAGTTTTGAAAATTCTTGGGATGGAGTGAAAGCAGCCGCAAAAAACTCTGGAGCAAAATACCCAGAGCTTGCTGCTGCGCAGTGGGCACTTGAAAGCGGGTGGGGCAAACACACAAGCGGCAGAAACAATTATTTTGGCATCAAGGGGCCAGGATCAAGTGTAAAAACACAAGAGATAGTCAATGGCAAAACAATTACGATTACGGATGAATTCATCGACTTTAGAAGCCTCGGCGAATGTGTTGAATATATTGTTGATCGTTGGCACAGAGATTGGAAGGATTTCAAGGGAATCAATAACGAAGAGTCGCGCGAAAAAGCGGCTCGCGCATTAGTTGCACAGGGATATTCAACCGATCCAGCATATGCGGAAAAGCTAATCAAAATCATGAATGAGAAGATGCCGCTTTCTCGTCCTGAACCACAAAAATCAACAACCCCGCATTTACTGTTAACACGAACTGGAAAGACAAACGCAAGTGGACTTGAGGAGTTGAAGCTGCAGTATTTCAAAAACGGCTCATCCGTTGATTCGATCAACGTTGTCTCTGGGGCTCCTGGAGCCCAGCAATTCAGAACTGGCGCCCGTAGTCGCTCCGGCAGCCTTGAGCCACTTCCTGAGGGGCGGTGGGCTGTTGATGATGTGCAATGGCAAGCAGGTAAGGATAACTATTCAGGGAATTGGGGGCCTGGTCTTGGGCCTGTCAGCACGCCATTGCGCTACGTCGGTCCCGGAACAACGGAGCGCAGTGCTATCGAGATTCATATTGACTCCAATGCCAGAACGTCGCCAGGCACCGCTGGATGCATTGGGATCGCGAATGAAGCCGATTATCGCAAATTTGTAAACTGGCTTCGTGATACAAATACAAAAGATCTATTTGTTGACTATAAATTGGGTACATGTCCTGCGCCAAAGTAGTCAGAGATTTAAGCGATTCTTCATTGCAAGAAGAAGCGCACATTTCGCGATTCCTTTTTTCTCCATCGCCTGAAGCTTGCTTTTTGACTTACCAAGCTTAATTGATAATTCACGCCAAGATGTTGGATGCTCTTGACTGCGCTCCAGGATAATTAATTTTGTTTCTTCATCTACGAATTCATCAAGCGCTGCATAAAGGCGCTCTGTGTTAATGCGCTCTTCCGCGTCATCAATTGTATTTGAATTTCGCGGATCAACGATAGTATCAATTATCGGACCAGTATTTTCGTAGCCACTAATTACTTTGTCAAGACTAAATGCAGTTCTTGAGACGCCGAGCAAAGCGTGTACGTCATTTTCGGAAATATTCATTTCAGTTGATATTTCTTTTGTGTTTGGCTCTCTACCAAGTTTTTGCGATAAACGTTCGACACATCTTCTCATTTGATAGAGAGATTCGTATGTTCCAATTGGCAGTCGAATAGTTGCATCGGATGACTGCATTGCGCGCTGTATTGATTGCCTAATCCACCAATAGGCGTATGTGCTCATCGCATATCCACGAGTCGGATCAAATTTTTCAACAGCTCTTGCTAGTCCAATGTTTCCCTCTTGCACGAGGTCCATAAAGTCAAGTGTTTTTGCCTGCCTTATGTATTTCTTGGCAACATTAACAACGAGACGAAGATTGCAATTAATAAATTTCTCCCTCGCCCTAATCCCAATTTTTTCTATACGAAGATCTTCTTTTGAATAATCCTGTCGATCTTTATCTTTTATTGCGATCCATGCTTGAACCTGCGTGCCCAGCATGATTTCCTGGGCCTTCGTGAGCAGGGGGTATCGCCCTATCTCATTCAGGTAAGCCTGGGTCGCGTCCCGTGGTGCCATTGTCGCCGTAAGCAGCCTGCATGTAGTGGAGCTTCCAAAGTGCTTGCCACTTCTGCGAATGATCCCACACCATGCCCAATCCGTAAACGCGCCACTTCCAATGATTTTCTTCGCATGGCGCTTGCAGCCAAGGTTGGTTACTCTCAGTCATAACTGCACAAGCCCAATGTCTTACTTAACGTATCGCCCCGAAGACCAATTCCAGGAGAGGCTTAATGCAGAGCGACTAAAGGAATTGTTTAGTAAAAATGACCACCAGGGACTATTGGACCTAGCATTGTTATTGAATCATCAAGCCTCATTTAATAACAGTCGAGCTTATTGGGCGATTTGCGAAGCGGCAAAAAATATGAGTGAAGAATTTAGTTTTGATAAATATTTATCAATGGCGAAAGGAGTTCTTGAGGGCGAAAATACCCGAGATGAGATTTGAACTCATGCTTGAGGACTTTTAAGGTCCGTGCCTCTTCCGCTGGGCTACTCGGGCTTGTGATAGGTCCGCCGAGAATTGAACTCGGTTCTGCCGCTTATAAGGCGACGGCCTTAACCAATAGGCGACAGACCCATCTTCACGCGGCAATCATATCAGACTCATCCGCTAATTTTGCTACCTGCCAAATACTTGGCATTACCGTGTCGTTCATGTTGTAATGCCCCTTCATGGCGTAGCTCGTGCGCGGAACCGACTCCATGCGTTGAAAAACAATCTGTCCAATCAACATGCCTGGATATAGAGGAATTGCGTGTACCTGGCGAATGTTGTGCAATTCGAGTGTCAACCGACTGCCATAGAAGCCTGGATCAATAAATGCACTAAGAGCGTGAGAATATCCTTCTCGCCCACGGCTTGACTTCAGCGCAAAGTTGCCGGCAACATCTTCCGGCATGTTGAGAATTTCTTGCGTGCAAGCAAGACAGAATTGACCTGGGCGCAGCAACCAGGGATTGTCTTGTGTATAGCCTTGCAGCGGCGCACGAACAAATTGCTCGGTCGCAACTGACTCGATCATAATTTCATCGCCCAGTCGAACGTCGTAACTTGCTGGGTTGAGCTGATCGGGCGAATAAGGAAGAATCATCGCTTGCTCTTTGCACAAGCGCTCTATTTCCATGTCGTTAAGAATCACTTAGCCGTTTGATCCCTTTGCGAAGATAAGTATAGTGCCGCGTGTCCTTCAGCAGTGCATTTTGACCACAAATACTACAGATTCCCTGCTTGGATGTACTGGCGCCCTCTCTTGGCTCGCCATAAAGAAGCCCGCAGCGTGAGCAGCAGGCGTTTGCATTGATCAATTTGCGCATCATATTAATTTTCCTTAAACGCTGCCTCCGCGATGACTGGAAAACAGTCGCGAAAAATGTCGCGACACTCTTCAGCAATTTGTCGATGCTCAAGCTGAGTTTCATTGGAAGCGCGCAACTGGATATAATGTATCCACGATCTCAGCGTTCCATGCATGTAGAGTGTAGTTGGTGTGCATAACGGCAAAATTCGACGAGCTGTTTCCTTCGCAACTCCTTGAGCAAGCATTGCCTCGTAGATGCCATAGGCATTGCCAATGACCTTCCCAGCGGCGGATCGAAAACGAATCTCGTCGTCTTGGGGTAAATCATCAAAACTGTTTTGACGATTCTTTTCATCCTGTCGCCTAAACGCAGGAATCTCTGCAATGGAAGTTTGCGCGTAGCGAGTGGAAAACTCCTGAAAAGAAAAACTTCTATGCCTGAGGATCTGAGCGGCAATATCGCGCTCAGTGTCAATCTTCAAGCACATTGAAGCCATTTCGAGGGGACTCCAATGAGAGTGCTTGATCAAATAACGCAACAACCTGGGCGCAGTTGCATCGTTGTCTTGATTGGCGGGATTTGACACCCGCGCCATCCTGACGATGAGCTTTTCTGCGTCAGGCGTGCAGTGAACAAGATCAACCCTCATTTTTCGCCCTCTCTCTTTCGATGAACCGCTGAGTCAGGACATATTGCGCAAACGCAACATGCGATGCTGCGCTTTGCTTGTTTGCGGGCGCCATAGGAAAAGACTCTTTCCAGTATTTTTGGAAAAGTTCTTCAATGGGAATTCCGTCAGTCATTGTTGTTCTCCCCTTTGTTCATGTACTTGTCAGCAAGACCAGTGTAAAGCATGTAAAACTCATGCCCTTTTTTGTCTCGCCCATCCTGCAAAAACCAGCTATCAAGCCGATCTTGCTTTTTGTTTTCTTCGATTGGATCAATGAGCATGTCAATGAGTGCTGTGTTTTTTAATCCAATGAGCCATTTGAGCGCACCGCCACCCATAACAGGCAGCGGCACGCACCAGAGCCCTCAGATTGGCCTCCAGGGACGCCTCTGAGTTCCAGATCGACTTAATGATGGCATTGGCCTCAGCGTCGGTCATGGGGCGTCAGAAGCACTGCTTGACCGTAGTAAGGAGCCAGGCTGCTGTCCATAAGCATTTGCTGCGCTTCGATGACTGACAGCGCCAGGAATGGGCGAATGACATTTAGGCTCGGAATATAAAAAACAAATCTTTTCTTTGTGATCGCTCGATTTTCTGTGGTGAGAGACATAATCAATGTGCGCAGCAAAAATGCTTGAAAAAGATGTAGACGCAATCAAAAAGCAAACAGCATTTCCAATGATGTCAGCATTAATCATTGAACAAGATCCCTGAGTAATGGCGGCTTGTAGTTTGGACCCTTTAACACCTTGCCGTCTGCCCTTCGCAAAACTTCTCCATCAGCAGAAAGCTTTGTCATATTGCTGTTGAAAATTCTTCCCATTGCTTCATCGAGATCCCATCCCAAATAAGCCGCCATTTGATAGCAAACAAAAACAAGGTCAGCCAGTTCTTTTAAGAAATCTTCCCTCGCCGCAACAGCTCCCCTGTTGGCCTCATACGAAAAACTTGCAACAATCGTTTCGTTGTACTCTTCCCTAATGAGAAGACGTTGCATTTCAAATTGATCCGGATTCCAGTCGCTCGGAAGTCCAAAAACTTCTCGAAATTTTTCAGCCTGTTTTTGAAGTGTGTCCATAAAAAGAAGAAAACAAAAGCCCCGCCGAAGCGGGGCCAATTTCACTTGTTAGTCAAGATCACAGATCGAGGTCATCATCGGCATCAGCAGCGCCGGAATCAGCGTCACCAGCAAAAGCAGTCAGCACAATCTTGCCCGCTTCTGCTTCGACCTGAACCTTGGAGCCAGGAGCAAAGCCGGCAATGGTGCTGTGGCGGCCACCAACAACGCAGTTGCCGCTCTTACCAACAGTGATCACAGGTTGACGACCGCGACGGGATGTGTAGGAGCGACGGCTGGACGGGGGAGCAAAGCCAGTGCTTGCCTCGGTCATCGCAACGAAGAAAGCGGGCTTGTGATACCGAGTCTGAGCTTCGCCGGTTTCGGGATCAGTGACAAGGGTGTAGTAACCAGTCGCAAAAAGGACTTCCTCAATGGCGTCCTCTTTATGGGCGGAAACATAGTCAAGCAGCGCTTGACCAGTCATGCGATCTCCTTTCACTTTAGATGCGGCGGTTTCGGTGGTTTCGAGTTCGGGGGCGAGAGTTGCAGGGGTCATTTCAGAATCGACAGGATCTAAGACGCTTGTTGCGCCCGTTTTTTTGCGAGCCATTAGGGCTTGTGTGGTTGGCTCGTACAAAGTAGCAGAGCGCCACGGCTTTTGCAAGTATCCCCGTTAGGGGGCAAATACAAAAGCGGCCCCTCGTGCTGCTGCTTCATCCAGGCGCGTCACGGTGATGTGAGCGCCAGGAGACTCGCCGCGCTTGTGATAAAGCTTGGCAGATGAAGCCGCGACAATTAAGGCGTCGTCATCGTAGCATACTTTTGTAAGTGCGTCACCACAGGCGCGTAACAATTTGTCTGCATCGCCAGCCTTAGCGTGAAAAACGGGAGCGCTGGACTTCAGTTCGCCATTTTTACTGAAGTGGGACAAGGGGCGAGGCATATAAAAAACAGCGTGCAACGTATAGATCCCATTTGTTTGCCAGTTATTTGGGCGCATGAGTAAAGCCATTCTTCCGATTGTGCTGCGCCACTGATACAAACCTTTTGATTGCTCTACCATTGATACGGCAACTCGCTGCTTGCCATTTTTATCCGTCCATGCTCGACCGAAAGCACTTTTTGATCCTTGTGTTTCTGGCTTTCCTGGGACAAAGAAAGAGAACGATTGATCGACGCAATCCTCAAGACTCGTTAGCAGGTGCAGCGTCATTTTCTTTATCGTCTCGCTTGTAAAGCTCTATCAACGTAGCAATTAAAACACGACGTTTGTGCTTGTCCAGCCTTTCGTGTATATCTTCCGCAAGTGCCTTAACGGCGTGCGCGTTTGGATTCTTGTAAAACTTTATAAGTCTAACCGTTTCAAACTGTGAGCAAAGTTTGTAGTGTTCACAGCATTCAACAATATTTTTAAATTGACGCCCGCTGCCGATTTCTTTCAATAAGTGCGGATAGCTCTTATAGAGCATCAACAAAAGTTTTTGCTGACGCCACCTTTCTTTTTTGAGCCTTTTTGGCATGTAGCGCAATACTGTGCATAATCTTTTGTATTCAAAAAACTCTGCGGGAAAATCAAATCGCGGATCCTGACCGCGTAGCCATGTAATTAGTCTATATGCATATTGTGTTTGAGTTTTATCTTCTATTGCGACTTGCGAGCAATTAGCAAGAAAAAGATTAATGCTGTGCTGATTGATTCCAAGCCCGTAGTGCTTGCTATAAAAAAAGTCAATAATTCCTTTTAACTTTACGTCTTTCCCCCTGAATGTTTTGTAGCCAAGATATGTTTCGCGCTTCATTATTTTGCACATCGTCACAAAAAACGGTTCTGAATATTGACCGTTCATGATTGTTGATAGATGCAAGCGCGCATCGGCAACAAGTCTTGCATCGTAAAAATCGTCGTGCTGATCACCAAGCATTTTTAATTGCTAAGTCAATTTTGTCGCGTAGCTCTTCAATTGAACCCGTATTTTCGATAATGCAATCAAATCCATCCCAGTTGTCAAGTCCGCCTTCAGAAACATGTGACCAATCATGTGTTGCGGATGGGCGGACAATTTTCCAGACCTGCCCGCCCACTTCTTTTATTGCTTGCGCTTCATTCTCAAAGCGAACGTCATCAGTAACTACCATATGAAATTTTGATGCACGTATCTTCCATGATTTAATCCAAATATCCTCGCATACATAATTTCGCCCCCATTGAGTGCCAATAGTTTGAAGCAAATATCTGCAGCTTGCATTTATTTCTGGTAAAACAATTGCTTTGTCAACCCATGCAAGTCTTACTGCATCATCTTTTTCGTATCCAATACTCACTAAAAACTCTGCGATCATTTTTTTTAGCGGCTCCGCAAAGCTAATTGGCTGAAAGCCTGAATGGGCAAGAACATTTGCAGCAAGTGTTTTTCCTGATTGCGGGGCAGGGCTATAAAGACCAACTACAAACTTTGACATTGTTCAATCTGTGATAATTCAATATACAAGAAAACCCCCTTTCGGGGGCTTTCCAGCTTGGACTTACGGGCTTTTTGTCTTAGTGAGGCCCAGATGCCTATGGAGAGGCCGGAACCACCTCACTCCGCGATCAGACTCCGTTTCCGTTGCGTTCGCTGTGGCCTGGCAAACTACCACATGGCCCGAGCAGTAGAGGCTTTAGCGAGGGAGAGACAAGGCAGTGCAGACAGGGTAAAAACTGCACAGCGCCCCGCCAAGCAATTAGAAAGCTACATCTTCGTCAGAAACAGAACTACGCTTTGAATTTGCGTATTTTTCCTCGCCAGGACCATTCATTTCGGGAATGCTGAATTGATACCCTTCCATGTAAATTGCATAATACTTCGATCCATCTTTTTTGGTTTTTTCAATAATCTGCTTCACGCCGCCAGAAACAGTAACTTGGCGACCGTCTTGATTGACGTACTTCTGAAGCGTTTCAATTTTTTTGCCATAGAAAACAGCATTGACAAAACTTGTCTGCTTTCCGCTTACGCTTTTTGCGCGAATACAAATAGTCGCATTTTTGCCATATTCACCATCTTCAACTTTGATTTCACCTGTTGTGTAGCCGGTAACAGTCAGGAGCATGATCAGACGAGACGAGGAAAGGTTGTGTTTTCAAGAGAGCAATAAGCTTTGTAGCGCTCGATAAATTCTTGCGCTGCAGCCTTTAGCTCCTGCTTGTTTAAGACGTGAACGTGTGGTTCGCGCCAGTCATAGCAAATGCAGATTACACCCTGTTCAATCTGCGTGTCAAGTTCTCCGTTTTTTACTGCAACGTTGTGAGCAAAAGCATACGAAGCAATTTGAATCTCTGCTTCTTTGTAATGTGAAACTGATTTTGCTTTTTTCTTTACGCCATCCTCTAAGTGTGAGCGTACAGTCTTCCAATCCCAGACTGTGTATTTTCCATCCCAAAAAAATCGTCCGTCTGGAGTGCCGGCCCAACCGAGATGACAGAACAATTCTTCTTCAATAAGAAACGATGGATGACTTACGCCATGCTTAAAGTTTTCGTTTTTGATTAAATCAAGAAGTGGCGAAAGATGAGTCATATAGTCAGGAACGTTATATTCTATTATTTCATCCATGCTTGGCTGATCAATTTTATGCTTATCGCAATCGCCAAAGAAAGACAGCTCTATTTCGGAGTGAATCACACTCCCTCTTCTCTGCCCTCGCTCCATAATTTCTTGCCAATTTGGCTCTTGTTGCCGCCAAATCTCAAGACCTTTTAGTTTATTTGGATTGAACAATTCCATTGTTCTGCCTAGCACGCTGCTGACAGACACAAATTCCTTGTTTTCCTTTTCGTAGAATCCCGATCTTGGGTGAACCATTTTCTGAGGGTAGTGGGAAATTTATTTTACTCTGGAAGTTGGCCTCTGAACCATTTGCGCTTGCTTTGAAACCATTCTGCAATTGTGGTCGGATCCTGCGGACCCGTCAGATGATCGCTTGGATCCGGCTCTCCGAGTCCAAGCACTTGGCAAAAGCCATCAAGTGAGTCTTGATCCGAATGTCCATTGATGGCAATGTGACGAGCCCTGCGAAGCCATGAATCAACTGTCGGATTTCTCTGAGCAAGTTTTTGTATCCAGGAAACGTCCGATAGTTCAACTGGTGCGCCTTGGGCAATTCTGCCGCAAATGAACTCTGCGCGTAAGCGCATTTGCGTTGAGAGCATTTCAATGCAGCAGTTGCGCTAAATTTTAAATGCGTGTCAAGGTGTTGGCATCCAGGCTTCTTTCCAGACTCGAAGAAAGATTTTTTTCCAGTTAAATTTAACGCTTCTTTGGGTAGACCAATAAACCTCGTCTTTGCAAATAGTTACCTCGACTGGCTGTGCTGTCGAGAATCGCCGTTTGCATGAAGCGCATTCTCTTACTCTGTGTTGGTCGCCATTTATTGATCGTGTTGTTCTGATAACTGATGTGTATTTATGGGCGCAGTGCGGGCATGTAACATAACAATTATTGCGCATCACAGGTTTCCTCCAGCTCACCGACAAGAAACCAGCCGGCCGGGTGGGGGCAGGCGGACTTGTGGTTGACAATGGTTTGCTCTTCGTTGTCAATGAGAGGGGAGCACCAGCAGGTGAGCTGTGCGCAGTGGATCAGGGTGTTGCTGTCTTCAGCGGGGATGGTGTGAATGCGGGTGATGAGCGACTTCATGCGCTGCTCGTCTTCGTCCCATACCCAGCGGGCGTGATCAGCCATCACTGCCCTCCAGCTCGGCGACGATGGCGAGGAACTTCTTGCGGCAAGCCTGGCGGGCATCGCGCTCCCACATCCATCTCAGATCACCCCCGTAAAGCGGCTCCTCTGGCAGCACCTGATCCGCAGCAGCTCGCAAGGCAGCGGCGATTGCAGGCAGGTAGTGCCAGTCATACGGCTTGCCACTAGCGGCACGGTTGAACTCCCAGAACACTTTTTGCGCGGCGGGGGAGAAAGGTTTAGTCATCGGTTCCCCCAGCGGGCAAGGACGGCGCGGGCGTACTCCAGTGCTGAGTGGTTTAGGCAGACACGAAAGATGCCAGGTTTGACCTGGCCGCCAGTCGCATCACTGCAGACCTTGGCCGCATAGCTGAACTCATCCCGCATCGTTTCGGGCATCAGTTCCAGTAACTCCTCATCCGTCGGCCCCTGCGGCTCGGGCTGGGCCAGGGCGGCGCGGGCCTGATCCTTAAGGGCTTGCTGGTAGTCCCAAGCTGAGGCGTGTTCCAGCTCTAGCAGCAGCTCAGCGCAAAGCGCTTGGAAGTCAGTCATCGAGTTGCTCCGCTTTTATGTTTTGCTTCAAGATCCATGTCGTCAGCTCCGCTACTTCATCGTCAGTGATAAATCGCTCCAGTTCAAGCCGAACAATGCGATCGGGTTCAACAATTAAGCGAAGCCCAGTGACGCCTTTGCACTCAATGCCGAGAGCTGCAAGCAGACCTCGGATTTCTTGACTGTGGCCTGTTAGGTACTTCATTCGGGCAACTCCTCTAGGGCGCGGCGTATGACCGCCATGGCTACTTGATCATCCGTACCTGCTTCAACGGCAGCCCACGCCTGTAGTGCTCGCTCCTTCAGGCTCGGCGGCTTGGGGCGCCTGGCGGCGCGGAGTTCTAGCGCAAGACTTTCACGGAGATCGCGGGCAAAGTAATGGCAGCACGCCTCCAGCTCCTGGTCGGCAATCTGTTGGGCAACTTCAGTAGCACTTTTCATTGTGTGATCCAGTGGTTTTCGAGGCGGTGAGCAAGTGCTCGACAATGCGCTTCATAGGCATCGTCATAGGTTCCAACGTGAATCTTGCGTTTGGTGACTGGATGGACATACTGAGACTTCAAGCGACCGAATGCAGGAGAAACGTAGCGCCATGGGATTCGTCCCTTGACGCCGCAGTTGCGTACGTTTGACGCTCGATCTACCCACCTCAAGTTGGAAAGAAGATTGTTTGCAGGGTTTCGGTCAAGGTGGTCAACCTCT